CCCCGATTCGGGTTGCTGCTAAATTTGAACCTCGTGAAAATGTAAAGTCCCCCGTGCCGTCCGTGGGTTTAATGCTATACGCTTTGCCGTCCTTGCCAGCCCCTGCTGAAGCAAGGTAGGCTAACGAGGCATTACTAAAAAAACTTTCTGTTGCCATATCTTAAATGTCTTCGGGTTCTGGAACAGGTACATAAGTGATGCGTTCCAATTCGTTTAAACTATCGTGTATTGCAGCAAAGGCAGAATCATCTAAAACCGCAGTACCTACTATCCAATTGTCGTTTCCATCTTTAGCAAACTTCAAAAGGTTGTCTCCGTTTCTATATCCATCCAACGCATCATACTGCGCTTGTGTTGCTTTTAATACTATCATAGGGCAGTCATATAAGTGTTAATTGCATTTTCAAAATCAACTACACTTGCACCTAATTCAGCACCTTCTGAAAATGTAGATACTTGTCCGTTAGAAAACAATAGCGGGTTTCCTGCATTATTTACCGCTAAAATAAAAGAAGAAAGTATTGGAATAAAACTACTTGTTGCAGTAGTGATAGGTAACACATTACCACCTTTTCGCAAAATTCTATTCGTTGACGAATCTCTACCCATATAATTTAAACCAGTATACTGATTATTATTTATATAAATAGTACCATCATTCATATAATGATAGTTAGCACCTAATCGTGTATCAGGAAAACGAGACCCAGCGTATTGAGAACCTACACTATTTGTAGAAAGTACATTAACATATGCTGATATATGACCATCATTTTGAGTTCTATTATTTGTGCCAGCAGATGCGATAAAATTAGTGTCAAGATATGAACTTGAACCATCTCCTTGATACCCTTGATTGGTTGTAAATGTCGGACTATTAACTTTCGTTGTTTGAAAACTGCTCGGAGACTTCCAATTCAATGTAGCATAGTCGCTATCGCCATCCGTAGCAAACACATAGAACACATCAAGTTTGTCCCATACACCTGCCGTTTTTAAATCCGCTATCAATGTTTCTTGCAAGACCTGCTGTGATGGACTTGGTAAGGTGTAGCCAAGTGCTGTACCTCTATCCAACACCGCTTGATAATCTGCATCAACACCCACAAGATTCGCCGTATCCGTAACCACATTACCGTCACCGCCAGCACCCGTTAGGTATACAGCTAATGTAACCGTACCGTCAACTAGTGTGCTTAGGTCTGCAGTAACCGCTTGGATGTTTCCACCCATAACTCCTGTTCCTGTAACCTCTGTAGCCTGTGTATCGGTAACCGCATAAGTATACGTATACCCAGCACCACCAACAAGATTGATTCTAAACTCTGCCGAACTCCCTACAGTAGCACCACTCCACTCCGCAGTGTACCCCGCAGGAGCATCTGGTTTAGAGGTAAGGTATGCCATATCCGTCTTTAAACAAGCGAATGAATCAACCGTACCGCCGTCTGCCTCAACCCTTGATACAAAGGCTTTAGCTAGTACAACGTACGCTGGTGTGGCTACACCTCCTGTAGTTAATGATAACCCTAGACCTAACATAGCTTATGCTATATATGCAAGGACATCACCACTAACAACGGTAATGCTGCTGAACAATCCGTAGATAGTTACACCCGCAGGAATAGCCTCCGCAGTTAAGTCATCACCAGCCTCTGAGCCAAGTGTAATGCTTGCATCTGCTAGTACAGTGATTGCACGGTAGAATTCACCTGCAGTACCTGTACCGCTAGTAGTTAGTTTTCTGAATCCCTTCTGACCAAGAACTTGGCGTTGGAAGTTAGGGGTTGCGTTTACGTTTTCGTAAGCCATCGTATATCAAGTTTTAAGTTGTCAAGATCAATGCGTCTGTGCGCTAAATACCTGACAAAGATAATTATTATAACAACATATCCATTTGGTCCTCAGGAAGTTCACCGCGCTGTCCTTGACGCTGGCTAATGAGCTTTGACTGCTCAACCGCCTGCTTCTTCACGCGCTTGTCCTTTCTGTCTTCCTTCATCATTTCAGCTGAGGTCTTCACACGGCTTTCAATCTGTTGCTCAGCAACACCGTACTCACCCTTCAGTCTCTCAAGCTCCATACGCATCTGGTGTTCTAGCTGTGCCAACTGAGCCTTCATCTCAAACTCCATCTGCTTCTTCTGCATCTCTAACTGCATCAGTGCCTGCTCCTTCTGAACCTCGGCCTGTGCTGCCGCCTGTGCTGCTTGAGCGTTGGCTTGTGACTGCATCTGAATGTTCTGCTGCTGCATAGCTTGCTGCTGTGCGATACGCTTCTTACGGCGTATCACTAAGAGACGCTCTGCTTGGTCAATGTCCTTAATGTTACGGATGGCAATAGCATCTTCAAGATCAATCTCCTTCTGAGACAATGCAATCTGAATGTTCTGCTCCAAGTACTGACGGTCTCTATCGTTGAGGTCTGTCATCACCTGAATACCAAAGTTGTACATCGGTAGATCCTTGAAGCTGTTCAACACCTTCATATTGGTCTTGCCTATAGCCTTCTCATATACCTTGTACAGTACAGACTCACTAGGAAGGATCTGTAGACATTTTAAGATGTCTTCACAGACCTTCCGGTACAAGATCATAGATGCGTTGGTTACGTCGTACAGGGCGTTGTTTCCTGCAGCGACAGCCATCTGATTCACACCTACCAATGCCTCACCCTTAGGTGTGGTACCGTCCATTACCTCATTGATACCCGTAGCATCACGGATCATACGTAGGTAGTGGTTGTATAGAGCGATAAGCTCGTTGATGTTTCTAATGCGGTTGTCTATCTGTTGTACCGGTGGGTTTTGGAAACCACCTTCAGGGTTCTTACTGCGGTAGTAGAACACACCCGTTTGCTCGTAGATGTCTTGGATCTCTAGCGGTTGTAAGTCACCACCACGCCCTAGGTCTACGTTCTCCAGTCCTTCAATGTCAATGATGATACCATCCGGCTTACTCTTCGCGATAGCCTGCTGGATCTTTAGGTGGGACAGCTGCAACTGGTCGGCAAATCCTATGATGCTTGATACCAAGCTCTTAGGGATCATATTGCGGATGTTGGTAGCTACAACAGAGTACGACATACGCGCCTTAGTAAGGTCGTGGATGTTCTTAGGTACGTTGTTCTTTTGTCCGTAGTTAAAGATATGGTCTGTACCTACAATGTAGATACCGCCGTATACCGTAGCGTTGTTCATCTGAACAGGCTCTCTATCGTACACGCTGTTCTTTGGTGACTCGTAGGTATTGCCCTTGTAGTAGAAGCCCATATTCCCGAAGCGCGATTGCTTCTTCTCGTAGACCATAGGGTCAACAGATAGGAACTCAAAGTCCAACACCTCAAGGGTGAACTCGTCGTAGCCGTAGTTATAACGGCTTAGACGCTGGTCGTAATAGTTCTCCATAAAACGAGAGGCATCGTTACCGTACTTATTCATTACGGTCTTTGCAATCTTCTCGTACTGCTCCTCACTAAACTGATCACCAGCTAAACGCTTAAGCTCTTGGATAGAGATGCGCTTCATATGACCGGCATATACAATGTCAGAGAATGTAGGATCGTCAGTGTAGCTGTGCAGGAAGAATGCTGGGTCTACGTACTCCTCTTGGATGCCGTAGTTCGGGTCATTGCTACGCTTGGTAACAGCCATACCACAATTCACTAGATCCTCAACAGCTCTACGGTACACACGCTCATCAAAGTTGTTCCAGCTCAGCGTCATATTTGTAGCCAGCTGTGCAGCAATCTCTGCGTCGGTCTTTACATTAGTGTCTAGGAATATCTCCACCTCTTCAGGTGTCTGTGGTAGCTTGCTTGGATCTACATCCACCTCTAGCCCTGCAGCCTTAGCCTCTTCAAACATCTGTTTGTTCTCAATGCGTAAGGCAATCTTTTTCTTCTTGATATCTTTCTCACTCTGAGAGAGCGGGTCCATTGCCTCAACCTGTGGATAGCGGTAAGAGGAAATGATTTTATTGACAACGATCTTAGCGAACTTAGGGATGATAGGTACTGGTGTCCAGTCCAATGTCATCATAGTCCCATCACCATTATTAGGATCTAGGGAATTAAGAATCTGTTTATACACTGAGGTATCTTGCGTACCGTTAGCATACTCACGAGAAGTTTCAAACTCCTTGTAGCGCTTACGGTATAGACTTCCTTCAGAGTCTATCCCTCCCCATTGAGCAACTAATGATTTGGCATAAGCTATCCCGTATGCCTTTTGTGACTTCTCCTCCGTAGTTGCTAGTGGGTCTGGAAAAGCAGATTTCTTTTGATTGTTCATCGTTTCGCTGAATCGTTATCAACTGCAAATATAACGCTTTTATCAACGCTGGATTGACTTGCCCTTACGGAAGAAGGTCTTGTTGTCAAACTTAGCCTTCTCTTTCTTCTTCTTTGTGCGTTGTGCAGCTAACAATGCCAGCCCTGCCGAGATGGTAAGGTCATACTGTGTACGGTTGTCTATACGGAAATTAATCCAATCCTCTAGCGTCCTGTTGAAGTACATCGGCATATAGTCCCCGTTGTCATTCATACCCACGTGGTCGTGAATAAAAGACTCTATCGCTTGTGCGTGGGCCTGTATAACGTCTTGTGAGTTGGATGGTATCCCTTTAGTCTTAACAGTTACTCTAGCTGTTGACTTGAGATGATCGGGCCGGTCCATTAAATACTCATCGTACCCTCTAGTCTCAAAGTACCTAGCGATACCGTACTTGTTATTCTCTATTAGTATTTTATACCCATAGTACACGGCAGCCATCAATACGTCCTCATAGAATATCCTAGCTAGCGGTGGACGTGAGGCATACTCCAATACAAACATATTAGAGGGGTGCGCCATATTAAACTTATTGTATAGATGGTAGGCTCCCTTAGAGCCTCTACCATCAACGGTAGCATCTAGGTCATAGCTATCCACACCACCTACGCCAAGCCAATCATTACCCGGAGCCTTCTTACCGCGCTCTACAACTACCTTGTTGCGCAGCTCTACGGGTGGCAACCACGCCACACGGAACCTGCCGTTATCATCGGGTCTAAAGATGACCTGTGTATCCTGCTTACCGTTCTCCCAAACAAAGTTACCACGCACCACAGGCTGTGGGTAGAGGTCTTGATTGTATTCTATTTGCTCGTAGATCTTGGCAATATTGAATAGGCTAGATTTAGTAGAGTCTCTGAAGGCTTCTTCTGGAGTAAACGGGAACTGTCGTATGCTTTCGTTAAGCTCATTGCTATCACCTGATAATCCTTTGCGTTCATTCTTCAGATATGTTTTTGCGCCTATCTCAATAAGCTCATCGTCAATACCCATAACTGGCTCGTCAGGGTTTTCTATTACAGGGTCACCATAAACATCAAAGAACCCTTCTAGCGCTTCATACGCCGGTACAAAAAGCCTATAGAGCATAGACTTGGTCCTACCGTTAGAGTTTCTATCGTTAGGGTTTGACATATCCCAAAGGTCACGGTAGTTTCTACCGCCCTTGTCTAATGGGTTAACTGTTGATCCTATAATAGCCTTGCCTACAAATTTACGACCTACCATTAAACAGGTACGCTGTATACGCCACACCTCTAGTATATCTTCAGGGCGCTCAAACTTACCGCCCTCATCAATAAACAACAGCTTTAGTTTCTCACCGTCATAGGCATTGGAAGTGGTGTTACGCCAGTTGATAATCGTATTAAGTGCCTGACCTTTGGAGCTGGTCTTGTTGTTCTTCGTGATCCTTTTAGAGGGCTCACGAAATGCTAGCTCCTGACGTGGGTTGGTAGTACCATCCTGTATAGGCTTAAAGAAGAACGGGTAGTGCCTGTACATACCCACCACCTTCTTCATAAAGATATTCTCCTGAGCGTCCTTACCCGTCTTAGACATTATCCCTACGGTAACATCGTAGGTAGAGGTACCTACATCGTCTACCTTACTAGCGGCGACGTTGGTATAACCAGAACGGCGACACTTAGTATACAGCTGTCCCGCACACCTAGGGTCAACAAAGCAAGCCTCCATATGGTAGTTGATATCCCTTTGGAACTGTAGGTAGTACCCGTAGAAGCTGGCATCTATCTTACTCCACTGCAGCATCATATAGTGTGCGCCAGTAAGGTAGGTAGGTTTACCATTGTTGAAGAACCATAGCCCGTTGTTCCTGCGCTCAAACTCACTGCGGATGTACGACTCGTACTTCGCTTTGAACTCCTTAGGCATATCATACCACTCATCCATAGAGCCTATACGGGACAGCTCTGTAGGCATATCCTGACGTACCCAACGCTGCTCCTCTTTAGGTAGGTCGTGGTAGAGTATTTCGTTCTTTGGTGGTACTGCAGGTAGCTGGATAAACAAGTCAGCAATCTCTATGATCTCCCCCGCAGTATCCTTGGGGCAGATATTGATTACCTCATCTTGGTACCCTTCTATTTTCTTTAGTCCAGCCATTAACGTTTAGCGTACTGCTCAGCAAGACCACCAGAGAAATCTCTCTGTGCCTCAATGCCTCCAGTATCTTTAAGTTCTTTAATCATTGTCTCAAGCTTCTGATACTCAGTGATTAACTCCTTTGCATCCAAAGCAGACTCCTTGATACTCTTTAGTTCCGCCCGTCTACCGGAGCCCGATTGCTCCGTATCGATAGGGCGTCTTATCTCTTCAGTGATGTTGCGTATGGCCTCAGCCATAGCTTCCAACAGCTCCTCACCGGCTCTTACGCTGCTGAATTGCTTCTTGCGTCCCATTAGAAACCTGTGGCGTAGATATGATCAATGTGTGTACGGAATACCTCTTCGCCCTCTACCTCCATCTTGTAGTCGGCGTTCTTCATAATCATCACCTTGTCACCCTTCTTCAGTCCTAGCTGTTGTACTGCAGGTGAGTCATAGAGTACATAACCGTACTGGTTGAACTTAGGCTTCTCAAGGTCAATGATGATACCGCTTGTGGTAACCTGTTCGTAGGATTGCTCCTCTGGTGTTAGGAACACCCAGTCGCTAAGCAAACTCACCTCACCCGTATGCTGGTCCTTGTAGGCATAAGCTTGTGTGGTGTGGCTGTTGTTAGGATCAAAGCGTACAACGTAGATGTCGTCATCAATACGCTGGCCCCTGCCTTCATTAGATATAACTACGTGGTGGTGGAAGTAGATAGTGTCACCAACCTTAACAGGGGTGTCGTACTTCTCAGGAACGGCTACAACCTCAGCACACTGCTTGCGGTTTTCAAACTCGTTCCACTTCGGATCAATGTAGATGGATGTATCGCCCACCTCTACCTCGTCGTTAAAAGCCTTGGGCATCTTAACGAAGAAATCGTATAAACTACGCATATGTATTGAATTAAAAGTTAAGGTCGTACTCAATGAGCACAGGTACATTCTCCACACTCTTCCACAGCATTACGCCATCCTCAGGGTGCTTGATATATACCAAGTATCTTTTTTCTTTGAATTTGTGTAGGTACGCCTCGTCTAAAACAATGGCGTCAACCTTAGAGTCTCCAGCTTTCTGGCCTATATAATAAGCCATAGCCTTTAGGGGGTCTACCCCTATAATAATTTTACGAATCATTTTATTTAATTTACGTCCCCGTTGTTATTCATACGGTTGATCCAATAGTTTATATTGCTTGGATCGCTTTCTTGTTCTATTCTGTAAGCGTCGGCGACGTACGATAATACGTCGTCTAGCTCATCCTCGTCTTCAACTGTTACAGAAGACAGTAGGTTCATACCTACAGTAATCTCCTTTGCATCAGGTGTTACACTTGGGTCGTCTAGGTCTAAAAACCCAACCGCTAAAGCCACTACTACTTCCTTCTCTAGTCCGTACTTAGCAATGGTCTCGTTAATAGCTACCATTAGCTCCTGTACTTCTATGATGCAATCTTTGTGGCTTTCCTTCATTATGTTATCTTTAATACCTCTACTGCAGATCCTGCTTTAAGAACAATATCACCAGCTGATGATAAACTGGTAGCAGTGATGATATCTCCTGCTGCTAAATACTTAGCGTAGTAAAAAGAAACCATTGATAGTCCTGTTGCTGATTTTGATCTCACCGCTGTAGCTATAGCTGTTCCGTTTACTAGCACCACTGTTGTTACGTTTGTACTTGAAACAGCAATAGCGTCGTACTGAAAGCTTATATCTATACGGTATACACCAGCCTCATCTACAGTGATGTTGCCTGTAGCGAATGTATACGGGTCTGTACTACCTACTTGGTAGGAACCGTCAGGATTTGAATTGTCTATAGGTGCAAAGCCCATTTGACTAGCGGGGCCTCCAGCTGTTAGTGATCTATCTAGCTCTTGTCTAGCAATTATTCTGCTGGGTACTATAGGGTCCGTGCTAAATGCATTAGAGGTGAGCTCACGCTTAACCACTTCATTACTACCGTTAACAAGTAATGCTGTAAGCTCTGCATTGTCTGTAGCAGGCGCAGCAGTAAAAGACTGCGTGCCGTTAATTTCTACCTCGGTGGTTGAGAGCTTGAGAGCTGTTGCATCTCCTGTTCCGTCTTCTACATTTTTCGTTGAGGAGGTTACGCCTCCTTCAACGTGAAGAAGGTTTCCGAACTTATCTTTTATCTTTTGTCCTGAGAGCGTGCTCATAAATATTAATTTTGTACAAAGATATTAAATTCAACGTTATGCCTAAAAGTGAAGTGTCACGACAGAAAATGTTTCGTGATTTCTCTGTCATCAAGGACAGATATATAAAAGCCAACTATTTAAAATACTGGAGCCTAGCCATAAGAGATATGTCTATGAACTACGACCTCAAGGAATCTGAGGTTCGGTTTATGCTCTTTGCCTACGACCTAGAGTTCTTTACCTTAGACTATATGGCTAAGTCGTACTTCTATCAGAAGCACAACCTGTACCAACGATTGGTAAACCCACTACTTAGAAAGGGATACATCTACAAACACTTTGATAAGCTGAGTCCCTCAAACACTCGTGAGGACCATCTGTTTCGTGAGGAGCAGAAGATGAACTACCGCGTACGCTACGCATTAAGCCAAACGGGTAGGCTTATGGTAAGCAAGTTCTACCGTAAGATAGAGGGGGACGAACAGATTAACGTACCCGAGGATCCTAGATCTGAAAAGATGAAGGAGATACTTAAGAACCGCTAGCTGTTGTGCTTAGCCTTGATGCGGAACTTAGCCTCTAGACTTGCTCCTCCGTGGGGAACAAACTTTCCTTCGTGTGACATAAGGTAGTATCGGCCCTTCTCAAGCATCCAATGCATACCTTCAGGTGCCTTAACCATCTCGTGGGTCTTAGTTTTCTTGGCCTTCATATTGTTGTATTACAGCGAGTTACAAAATTAATTAAAAAATATTAACGAAAATACTTGACTTGTGTTAGTAAAGTACCATACATTTGTATCAAACGAAAGAGATAGACTATGAAAAAGTTAATGATTATTGCGGCGTTGTTCTTGGGGAGTCAAGCAACCGCACAGGAAGCACCAAAGAGTATTTTAGGTTTCATACAACCTGATGTACCTAGTGAAGTAACTGTACCTATTGCTAATGATACTATAGTTTACGTTGATGCTCCAATATCAATACTAAACCTTGAGGTAGATGCACACAGAGTGGATAACGATCCAGAAGGCGTGTTCAGCTTTTACAATGTTGGTCCGTTCTCTGTAATGGAGGCGAAGATGAATGATGGAAGAACATTCTTATCTATAAGTAGAAAGTAGGTATTTTACTTTATTGTTTTACCTACGATATAAAAAGAGGGGGCTTTCGCCCCCCTTTTTTATTTTCTGTTTTTAGCTAACCATTTTTTGTAATCTTCTCGTGCTAATTCACGAGCAGAATCGTAGAGACCTTTAGTCTTTGCAATCTTTCGCATATCACCTAAAGATAAATTAGCGGTAGAATATTTATTCTTACGCAACGCTTCTGTTAATCTTGACATTTCTGTTTTCGCTAAGACGTCTTTAGCGGTAACTGGCTTGTTAACCTTTGCGTAAGGATTGCTGTATCCTTGGTTTTCAGATGTTCCTGCAATTCTAACTTCATCTGGTGTAAGTGTTCTTTCTGTTGGGGCAGGATTACCCTTATCATAAGATCTATCTACAGATCCACCCTTATTGTACTTCTTCTTTGCTTTCATAATTTTAAAATCTTCACCGGTAATCTTTCCGTCCTTGTTTTTATCTAATTTTACTTGACCGCCCTTCAAGTACATAGCATCATCTTCAAATGGTGCTTTGCCTGCAGGTATCTCTGTACCTACGTAACGGTAGTTAGCCTTCATACCCTGCTCACTGGCCTTGCGCTTCTTGATCTGCTCTGCCAATGCTTTCTTTGCTGCTGGCTTTAATGGCATACCCTTAGCGTCTACACCTTCGGCTAGCTGTTTAGCTAGGTCGTTAGTCATATTGGCCGCCGCTTCAAAGTCCTTCTTGAACTTATCATCAGCCATCTTCTTAGTGACCTTAACACCACCGCCGTTTCCGTACATCTCGTACTTACCGCCCTTACCGTACTTCTTTAGTTTCATCTATGCTTTCTTTTTACAGTCTTTAGATTCATCACAGTAACACACCTCATCACTTCC